TTGGCATCTGAATGAGTCGTTTGCTGGGGTAAGGTGTCGGATCAAGTTCCCAGATTTTGAATGTATTATTGATTGTAACTGTCGTTGCGTCAGCATCGATTTGCTGACCCTTCTGTGCGAAGACAAAGGATGCAGGTTGTCTTGGTAGCACCCCTTCGATATCTGGCTGACCCGTACTTAGATTCTTGACAAATCCATCATCATCTCCACCTGGCTCATACATAGATTCAACTGTACGCCAGCGATTGTCCATGAATGGTCCACCCTTTTTGTCGCCACCCTTTTTCGGAATGCCAGGGAGTGTACCCATCATCACAGGTTCCTGACCATCTTCTCCGTCACGGAAAAATCCTACGACATGCGTTCCTTCTACTGGACCAGTTGGTGACCAACCCACCCCTGTCTGAGATGCAGAGTTTATGGGTGCCATTGGTACTGACCAGGGCAATCTCTCTGTCGGCATTTTACGCAGATCAGGTGAATGGTATCCCATTATACGAACCTGACAACGACCCATCTTCAGAGGATCCTGTCGATTCTCAACTACACCTACCCACCATTTCCATTCAGGATACATCATTGCTGTAGAATCCTTTCATCACTGGATTGCTTCTCAGTTTTACGTGGGCCAACAGGTACGACATCATCTTCTGCTGCAAATGAGTATATCCTGTAAAACTGGGGATCAGTTGCAGACTCGTCTGAGTTAACTGTCTTTGCTCTGCCAGGAACTGACTTAGGTGTACTGCTCTCATTAGGTGCCAAAGGTTTCAGTGTGACAGGGTGCAGTTGTTGCATGAGGTTTGGTTCCTCGACCAGATTGTTGAGAGGAATCTCATATGATTCCTTGGCAACTTCTAATTTCATTTTGTAGTCACCACCCTGAAAGTGATGATTAATTCTGGTCACCAAGTAACCACCTGATCGTAAAACTTCCTTGCCTGCCTCAGTGTACGGCACCTTTGATGCCAACTCTAGATTGATGCAGGTACCTGCTTCGATTCTGTCGTCACCAGGAATCGTGATTGATAGGAGCATGGATTGTAGTTGCTCGACCTGTGATCCACGATTCAGTTTCCACTTGCCTGCATTGTTGTATCTGGTTGATCCACTGAGTGGAAAGTATTCTACATGGGCAAACTTATTATGCTTGGCACCAGGTTTCTCTGCTCCGTGAGGGGCAAGTCCTATCGAGTTGACTGATGAGAGTATGGCATTCTTCTTCATATGACCCTGAGCAAAACCTTCCTTGTCATAGAAATACTCATGCTGTTCTACCTTCATGTCAAGCAGATTGTGTCCGACTAGTTTACGTGAGTACATTCCCTCATTCATATTTGTCAGTGTGTCAAAGTAGACCAAATGTTCAAAGTCATCGATGGTCTCAAAGTCCAACTCATTTCTACCAGAGTTTGGCTGGTCAGGATCAGTTAGGTTTTTAGGTCTGACCATATACTTTGGAATGTCACTGGTTGTACCTTCTTCCATCAGTTCCTGGTATCGTCTCATGATAGTTTCGATTGAACGGAAGTAGTGACCATGAGTTGTCTCCCAGAAAAAGAACAGTGATCCTGGGATCGTAGAATCAATGAGTGTTATAGATCGTTTGGCAAGCAGACTCATCGCCTCAAAGGGATGCATACCTGGGACAGAAATCGTGTAACCTTCTTTGGTGTCCTCAACATTGAACTTCTTCCTGTATTCAGGTGAGAGTATCTTGGAAAGTTCCTGGCTAAAGTACTCACTGTAGATTTGCTTTGCCATTTCGGAGTAGGGCAGTGGACCATATGAGTTGTAGACACGCAAACGTGTATTCAGTATGGACTCAATACTGCAACACCGAAGTCGATAGGTTGTAGTAGTCTGTGCAGTATCAATCAGATCTTCGATTTTGTAAGTATGGAATATTCTGCGTATGGCTCGAGTTGAATCTGATGTGTAGTAGGTCAGGAAAACCTTCTCCTCGCCTATGAGTGGCAATGTCTCTAGCAGACCTACACCATCCTGTATTGTAATGACAAGTTCCAGACTCGGTGAATAGATCGACTCATAAATGTCAATCATTATCCACTTGTCGTTGATGTCAAAAATCGCTCCATTAAAAGTCTGAATGGAGCATTCAGTTATAGTAAACTCTCCTGGAGTTTTAGGTTGCTGTTGCTGAGCCATTACACGGGACTATTGAAAACAGTTTGCAAATCATTAATGAGGGTGGGCAGATACGCAGGTTGTGGTACTGTGATATCTCTCTTCGCCTCGTTCAGCAGAACCTCATAGTCAAACGATGAGACTATTTTATTATTATCTGTATCCTTGACATACTGTGCACGATCAATCTCATTTCCTCTGTCATCCTCATAGTGATGTATGAGTGCCTGTGCAGCAGCAGGACTGCCGTACTTTCTGAAGAACCTTTCCTCCATGAGTGTATCTGACTTGGGCCAGTCCGTGTATATGTTCTGTATGTTATTCACATACATGATGACCCAGATATATCTAACGTCTTTGTAAAGTTTATGTGACGTGATGTCAGGTCGCTCTCCGTCAGGGATACGATAAGGTTGATACTGACGAACCAAGTCAAGGGCATCGCCACGAAACTTAGCAGTTGAGGTAAGGTCAGGCACCTGCTTGAACTTACCATTTTTCAGCATATCAAACTGAACTGTCGGGAACTGTTGAAAGTATCGACTCGTTGGTATCTGTGGTTTTGGAGGTGACGTTGCCATTAAAATCCTTTATCTACCATTCCTGCAGTGATGAGTTGTGTTTCTTGTAATCCTATCGTTAGTTTCGTGCCAGTAGGATATCCATCATGAAAGAACGTCGGCACAAGAGCACCGATACCATTGTAGTCTACTTCTACGCTAGTCAATACACACTTAGCAAATCGTTGAACTCGGCCACTCTCTTTGCTACCCTTAGTTAAATCAATGGCTGTGCCATCACCGAGTTTGTGAACCTTCATTTCTACATCGAATGTAGGAGGCATCTCAAAGTAAGTTGCCTTGCCCCCAAGTGACCCTGTTCCTGGTAGAACATACTTCTTAAAAAACTTGGATATCTGATGTATAGTCTGTGCCTCACCATCGTCCTGAGGTATCATAGTCCAGTTCATAGAGTACTGTCTAAACTCAGGTCCTGTATACGAAACAAACTGAAAGGGATTTTTGACTGTGCCCAACACGTTATTCTTAAATTTGTTTAATGCTGCGGGACCTACCTGCACCGATGACAATACTTCCTTGCCAGTTTCTTTCATCCCTTGAGCATCAAACTCTGCCTCGATTGACTTGGCATTTGCCCCTGCACTCAACTTTTGCTTGTTGGCTACATCCATTGCAGCACTACCAAAAATACCTAGTGCCTGCTGGTCATAATTTGCCTTGTAGGATGATGCCAATGCACCGAGTGGGATAGGAAGTGCGACTGAACCCAGGATCTGCTCCTGTCGTCCAAACACTCTGTCCTTGGCTGTAAACAGAATATAGTTGGGTTGCCCCTGAGTCTGGTCTCCCAGAGTCTTGGGCCATGTAAGTTCTATTGTTGCCATGTTGTAATCCTTTCGGTTTATTTAGGTGTCCTAAATAAATCGTGGCACTCCGTGGAAAATACAAGATTAAAAAACCAGAAAAATATCTTGGCAACTATCATAATGTTACGTATCGATCACGTTGGGAGTTGAGGACATTTCAGTTCCTAGAAGACCAGAAAAATGTAAAGTTCTGGGCCAGCGAAGAGATCAAGATCCCTTACTTTGACTGGAGAGGAGGGAAGCATACTTATTACCCTGATCTCTACTTTGAACTGACAAACGGAAGCAAATGGCTGATAGAGATCAAACCTGCATCGCAGACAAGACCTCCAAAGCAGTCAACTCACAAGAGGTTCTTTAAAGAGCAGGCAAGATGGAAGACGAACGAAGCAAAATGGACTGCTGCAAAGGACTTCTGCGATAGGGCAGGATTGAACTGGAGGATCTGGACAGAGAAGGATCTAAACAAAACACTTGGACTTAAAATCTAATGGCAACACAAAGACAAGACCTGAGAGAAAGTTTACTCGATAGGTTTAAAGATGCATTAAGAACAGGCAGTTCTGCTAGTCTGAAATCAAAGGCAACCAACTGGTTTAGATCCAAAATACAGCAGGGCAAAAAACTCGCAAAGCAGACGTACAATCGGTCGAGAGCAGGTATGAAAGGCACTGGACTGAAGGGCATAAAACCTGAGGATCTGTTTCGTAGAGGTGGTTATGATAGAGTTAGGTTCACAAGTCGGAAAGTCGTTTATGGTAAGATGTTCTTTTACGAGTACGATGCAAAGTACAAGGAGACACTACCTTACTGGGACAGATTCCCATTAACTATTTTCTTTGACTTTCAACCACCCCATCTGATGGGGCTAAATCTCCATTACCTGACGCCATACATGAGGGCACAGTTAATGGATCAACTAAACAGATATAGGAACGCAAAAGAAAGTGACTCAAATACCTTTCTGAGACTGAACTGGAAAAGGTTGTCAAAGATACCTGAAGTCCAACCTGCTGTAAAGAAGTACCTCATTAACCGAGTGAAAATGGCAGTTCAGGTACCAGCAGATGAATGGGATGTCGCAATCTTCATGCCTGTCGCAAGATTCCAGAAGGCATCGGAGAGTCAAGTTTACAAGGATTCTAAAAGGATGATGGCATGAGCAATGCATTAGGCGTAGACAGAATAGTAAATCATTTCGAGCAACGTGGAGGTTTCGCTCGGTCTCATTCCTTTCTGGTCTACATAGACCTTGATGGAGCAGATGGTGGACGTGGTACAAAGGTCAAAAGAGATGGGCAAACACTCAAAGGTTTAAGTGGTATGGTACCTGGCGATCTGACTATACAGGCGACCAGTGTGGAACTACCATCAAAAGGTTTACTTACAAAAGAGATTTTTACGCAGAATATCCCTGTACCAATGGGATACAATATACAATATTCAGACTTAACAGTCAATTTTATTATGGATAATAATACTAACAATATGAATGTTTGGAATTTTTTCAACACATGGATGAACATGATTGTGAATCCTGTAAGTGCATACGTAGGATACTTAAATGATTATTCGTGTCCGATCTATGTATCAACAGTCAATCAAAACGTCACTCGCAGTGGCATGAGTGCAGGCATCGCCTCACCGACTGTGGATAGAGATTCCAAACCAGTCAATATAAAGTTCCATAATGCATTCCCCAAGACTATGGGTGCTGTGTCCATGGATGCAGGATCTGCAGGCGAAGTATTAAAACTTCCTGTTACATTTGCTATCAAGAAGTTTGAAGACGTGAGGTGGGATGATTGGACTAAGAAGAGTGCTGCGAGCAACTCTGTGACGGGATAATAATGAAAGGATTGAATGGCTTTACCCCAATTAGCAGTCAAAAACTTTGAGGTTCGGCAACCC